AATAGGTAAACCGAGTATAAAACTATGACACCAATACAAGCACTTTTAAGGTTATTAAAACCTAAAGAACAAGTAAAAATAGAAAATCCAGAATTTAAAAATGTTGAATGGGCATTTCAGTTTAATGAAGATGAGCCAGTTTTATTAGCAACCCCAAAAAAAGGGACAAAAACATTAAGTATTCATATTAGCAATAAAAAAAGTTCTAATATTATTTTTAAGGATGCCAAAGGAAATGAATTTAAAATATTTGCAAGGGAGCAAATAGAGAATTATTCAATTGGCCAAAAAACTATTTAAAAAATTATATAACTTAAACAACAAACAAAAGGGAAATGAAAACATTTAACACTAAAAGTAAAACAAGTCTAATGACAAGTCCATTATTAATATCAGAACAAAATGTTGTTTTTTTAAAAAATAATTGGACAAAAGAGCTTTTAAAACTTTGTGAAAACGGAGACATTTTTGTAAATGGCAAACTTGTAGAAAATGACAAAGAAGTTGTTGATGGTTTGCGAGAATTTTTAAAAGGGCAACAAACATTTAACAAAATGGAAAAACAAACGGCATTAGACTTTTTATTAACAGAATTAGATATAGATAAATTAATAAGTAGGGAAAATTTAACAATTGCAGCAGAGGTTGTAAGACAAGCCAAAGAAATGGAGAAGGAGCAAATGAAAGATGCTTGGGATGATGGTTTATTTGGTAAAACAGATAATTTTCAACAATACTACAACGAAACATTTGGAAAATAACTTAAATAACAAAAAAACTTATGGAACACGCTTATTATTGGATGAGTACATTATTACAAATAATTATGGTATTTACATTGCTAATCAAATAGCAGGAAGTAATAATTATTCAATTTATTCAGCAGGTGGATTTAATTATCTAGGTGGGCCTTTGCAAGTTGCAAATACAATAAGTGCTGATTATACAGGTTCAAATATTAGATTAAAAGGTGGTGGAACAGGTACAACGGACGGGGGGATATATGTTAATGGAATAGGTAATATATTTTTTGCTGATTGGGACGGAACAAGAGGTTTTGTAACAAAAGGCGACGGGAAAGGTTATTATTTTGGTGGTAATTTTGGGGTAGGAACTGCAACTCCTGATTATAATTTAGATATAATTGGAACTTTTAGAACAACTCAAAGTGCAGTTATAGGATATTCAACTATTGTTTCTCCCCCTACTAATGGTCAGCAGAAACGCCAGTTCCAGTAATATCTACCCTTCCGTCATAACTAGCATAAGCCCAAGAACCACTATTTTTTTGAAGTGCTGAATTATCAGCAAAAGCGTGGCCATTTGCCGCAGTTGAATTTGTATATAAATTATTTACTAATATTTTTGCATCACTTGACTTTAAAGTAGTTTTTGTACCTACTTGAATTATTGCTAATGGACTTACTGGTGCAAATGGGTCAATACTTAAATAACCTGCAATATAAGTAACACCACTATTTTCGTACATAACGCTATTACCTATTGCAGTTGAACCTGTAAATTTAGGTATGTAGTTTGTAGTTCCTGTACCTGTTATTGGATTAGTTAAAGCATCTTGCTTATTGTTAAAAGTATTCCAATCAGTAAAAGTTAAATAACCACTTGTGCCTGTTGTAGCTTGTGCTATTGAAATAACATTAGCAGAAATACTCAAAGGAGCAGTTGCACTTGTTAACCTTAAACTATAAGCAGTATTCCAATTTGTAGAATTATCTGTTAAATAACTAATAGTACCAGCAGTAGATTTTACTATTCCCGTTCCGCTTAAAGCATCTTGTTTTAAATTAAATAAACTCCAGTCTGCACTTGATAAAGCACCCCTTTTTGTTGCCGAAGCCGTAGGTAAATTAAAAGTATGTGTATCAATTAAGCTATTAATATTAAAATCACTTCCAGCAGTTCCAACCGCTAAGTATTGTGTACTTTCCGTTAGCCCGTTTAAAGAAGCTATACCACTTGAAAAAGTAGTAACTATTTGACATAAATTATTGTCTTCAGTATGTAAAGTAGCCGTTCTACCACCTGAATTGTCTACTATGTAAACCCTAATAGCTAATCTATCTGTAACTAATAAAGGAGTTTCAGGTAATGCTATTGAAGTAATATAAAGGTCTGTTGTTGTACCACCATTTATAGCTTCAGGATTTAATGAATTACTAGCTATTAAAGTAAATGTCGTTCCGTTGTATTTTAAAACGTCTATATAGTATTTTTGTAAACCACCTACTGAACTCATAGAAAAGAACATTTCAAAGTTCCACGCACCGCTAGGAATTAAAGTTCTATTAGGATTACCTGCATCTGTTAAAAATTGTGCTATTAAACCATTACCCGTTAAGTTAAAGTCTGTACCCGTTCCAACTATTGCCGTATTTGCCATTTGCTCATAACCTGCAACACTAGCAGGAATACTACCATTAAGATAATAATAAACCGCTGAACCACCGCCACCAGTTGTAGGGAAGGTTGCTAATTGCCCGTCACCACGAATATACTGACTAGCAGTACCTGCACCTGTTACTGCAATCGTTCCATTAGCCGTTAAAGGACTATTAGTAACAGTAAAAGCCGTAGGCATAGATAAACCTATGGAAGTGATTAAAGTAGGGAATGTTGTCAAGTTTCCTGCTCCGTTTACATATTGTAAGTTAGTCCCTGCAAAAGCAAAAGCTAAAGTTCCAGCCGTTGTAATTGGGCTTCCCGTTATTCCTATTGAATTACCTGTAATAGAAGCCGCTACGCTTGTAACAGTCCCCATTGCACCACCTGACCTTTCCCAAGTTGTACCTGAATAAACCACATAATCCCCGTCTTGAAAAGTAATTGGCCCTGAACCAAAGTTTACAGTACCTGCAACGTTACATAAATAAACGTCACCAGCGTTACCCGTTCCGTCTGCTAAAGTAGGAGTGTTTGTAGCTGCGTTCCAAGTACCTAGAAATTCCATTACACTATTAGGAAGCTGACTAACAAGTATTTTCCCGCTAGAATCTAGTTGCGGAATACCATTAGGACTATTTATAGGCAATGAGTTTAAAACTCCAGTAGTTCCCGTTATAACGCCATTTAAACCCCTTACCCTTGCACCACCTGTTATGTCGATTTGATTGCTCATTGTTTTTAATTAAATAGTCCTCTAATAAATTCGTCTGATTCTAATACCCTTCCAAATGTTAAAGTTCCCGTTGTAGTATTCCATAAAACCTGATTGTCTACTGGTGTACCTATTGTTAGTATTTCTCTAACGTCAATACCACCCCTTGAAACATACAAAATGTCTGAACCGATCAAGTCCGTCCAAGTTATTGTAGTTTCTCCACCTGCTGCCGTATATTGTTTCATTATTGTTGCTCCGCCTGTTATAACTACTCCGCTAGGGTCAATAGTTGCACCGCTTGTTCCATAAGCCCCAGTCCCTTGTAAAGTAACGCTATAAGTAGCTACATCTTTATAAGGTGCGTTTATATCTAAACTTGTTAAGTTGCAGTTACCACTAATTATTACTAATCCGTCAACTCCGTTATCTATAACAAATTTTACTAAAATTGTTGTTCTGTTCTTTTGTTGGTTTAAAAGGAATAAATAACCATAACCTGCTAAAGTTATTAGCCCGTTACAACTTATAGACCAATTTCCTACATCGTTTTTATATTCTCTAAACCACGCTGAAGTTTGGCTAGTTACTTCTTTTTGGTCTACTGAAACATTAAAGCTGCAATCAGTAGAACACGAAAAAGGTATATCCCTTCCGTCAGGGTATACCACAGAACTAGGTTCGTGGTAATAAAGCATTATATTTTTTCCTATTACATTATCTGCCATATTACAAATTTAATCAATTAAATTGAGCAATAACTATTACTTACTAAAGTAGCCGTTCCCCCTAATACTTCAGGAACTGTTGAAGCAGCGACATAAATAGGAGCCATATAAGGAATAATATTATAAACAGAATTACCTTCGCAATCTGTGTAGCCATATTCTAGGAACGGATTTAATGTTTCTAGCCTATAACAATTACAAACTGTTGGTAATGCTGGTGGAGCGTCCCCGTTATTATAAACAGTTCTTATTTCAGAACCAGTTACGTTAGTGTTATTTATTTGTAGTAATGTGCTTTGTATTCTATCGCTATAAATATCAATAGTTGTGTTACCAAAAGTATAAAAATCGTCCTCTACATTAATAGAAGAAGGGTCGTTATCATATGCTATTTTAATAGGTAAAAACCCGTTAACTATACCTACGCTTGTATTTAAACTTGACAAGCTACAGTCTATGTTTATAATATTCTTTTGGTAAATGTTCATATACTGCCTAACTACAAGTTGAGCAAGTCCATCAAATATTTGTGTAGGTGTTTCTTGTCTGTACCAATTTGATAATTGAACTAAACTGCTATTAGATAAAAAGCCTTTATAGTTATTGTAGCCTTCCATATTTACAGGAACTCCTAAAGGGAAGTCTACGCTTAATGTATATGCTTCTTCGTTACTTAACTTTGATTCAATTAAAACAGAATTAAATAATGTTACCATTTCTACTTTAATTGCTCCTATTGTTATTGTTTTTGAATAACTATTATCAATTTCAATACCAATATTAACCGATAAATTTGCAGGCATAGCAGTAGTAGTTACGCTAAATTGATATGGAACGTCTTTACTTATATCAGCATTTAATATTTCATAATATTGTATAGGTATTGGTATTGCAACAATAACCCATTTTTTATCTTTACTATAATAATAATTATTAGTTAAAGTACTTCCTGTAATTTTTAATTTAGCAGCTATTGTTCCTACTAAATCCCAGTTGTTCATTTCAAATGAAACTTTAACTCTAGATTTATCAGGAAAAAAAATATTAGAAAAGGATGTAAAACTAGCAAATGAAGGACTTGTGATTGTATCTAAACGAACATAGTTTGTATCTAAATTAGTATTAGGTAAAATAGTAACTGCACCGCTTCCTGTTGTATTTTTAACAAACTCTAAAGGGAATCCAAATGAATCTAAGAACTTTAAGTTACCGTTAAACATATAATTGCCTGAATACTCAATTTGGTTGTCTGATACAATGTTATTATACCCTTTTTTAAATAGCTTAGTTTGACTATTGTCTATAAAATAAAAATCGCTTGTATTGCCAGTATATGGCTGAAGTGAAAATTCATCTGTACTTACGCCATAACTAGCGACCGAACCAGCTGATGTATATTCTGTAAAGTACCTAGAATCTTGTGCTAATTGATTAATACTAATAATACTCCATTTATTGTTAGCTTGTATAATCCTTGCACCAAA